CGCATCTTTTTCATCTGCAGATCAATCATCTTGAGTTTTTTGTCCAGCTTGGCTGTTTTGGCTGTGATTGCATGGCCCAGCTTGTTGCTGGCTACACCAAATATTTCACTGGCAAATCTCGAGTCTACTTGCATGCCAAGATCCATTAGGTCTCGGTAGCTAGAAGTGGCTAGTCCAGCCAGTTCGTCCATTTCTTGATCAGTAGATTCTAGGCCACGCACAGCCGGTAAGGCAGCATCTATCTTGTCAATAGCATCATCTAGTGTTTGGATTGCAGTGCGATTTTCTGCTATCGAAGGAACAGCAGCTTCTACTTCTTCAGTGGTGGGTGGTAAATCAAAAAGTTCTTCTAAACGTTTGGTCATGCCATATTTAGTGGCTATGCTTTACCGTTCTTAAACATATCGTCTTCTGTGATCACTCTGAAAGTCAGGCCTTGATTTCTGCACCATTTGGTAGCAGCGTCCCATTTGGCATAGTTTACAGCTACCACCGCACGGTCTCTGGGCTTTTGGCCTTCTGTTATGGCGCTTTGGCCTTTGGGTTTGATTTCAATTAACTCTGCTCGAAGTGTGTTGTCGCGAGTTTTGTAAGTGATCAAAAAGTCTGGCACGTAAGTGGTCATTTTGCCAGTCAATGGGTGCAAGTAAGGTATGCGGATACTTTCACTGGCCCATTGCATGATGTTGTCATTGGTATCACAAAAACGCATGAACGAATGTTCCCAACCCGATCTGTATCTGGGCATGCCTTGGCCCACATATTTTTTAGGATTGATAACTTGATATTGACCCTGTGCCCACTTGCTCATTGTAGCACTGTTCTAGCAGCATAGAAGTTGGGCACTGGTTGCACATTCACCCCCAGCAGTGTAGCTCTGCTACGAATATTGTTTAGGTAATAGGCCATGTTGAGATTGATGGTCATTATATTAGTGCCTTGAAAGCTATCTAATAGAGTAAGTGCAGGAATGTTTGTTTGCTCGGCTACTTGAAACAAACTCACAGTAAAGTTGCCTGCCACTCTAGCATCGCCCATTTGTTGTTTGAAAAAACTCAACACAATATCATACTCAGCTGCTGGCACATTGGCCTCATACTGATAGAATCTATCAAAAATTCTTACAGTTTGATCAAGATTAGTATTGGTGTAATTTACTGAACCTGTGGACATTACACTCCGCCTCCGCCTGCTAAAATCTCAACTGCACCTGGGGCATTTATTTGTCTAGTGATTTGTCGTTGTGTTGACTGTATGGGAAACGCCCAGCCATCGACTTTGTTGATAACTGACCTAACAGCATTAGCACCGTTTTGACTGATAGCTTGTTTACCTAGTGATACAGCTTCACTTTGAACAATTGATTGCAAATTTTTACCTTTGAATGTGTTATATGCAGCACCAGCTTTTTGTGCAGCACCAATAAGTCCTGCCACTGATCCTGATTCCAAATCTGCCATGATACCTTCACCGGTGGACAGCAAACCGCCTTGACCAAAGACAGTAGCAGTAGATCCAGCACGAGCCAATGGACTTGGTGTTTGGTCGTAATGTGCCGTATCTGGCCAGCGAATATTAGTATCTGGTTTGCCAAGGCCACCGTTGAGATATTTTACAGTTTCGTAGCGTATGGTCATGCTGTGTTGCATGGTGCCATTGCCTTGAGAGTAATCGTATGTATCATGATTCCATGCAGTGATCAACGGGTTGATCAAGATGTACCTAGCATACTTGTGTTGATCAAATCCAATAATTTGTATGTCTTTGAAGAATGGAGGTTTGCCACTGGCTGTTTGTGTGCCATCCATGAAGTTTTCGCCAATGTATCCCCAGTCGCTCACACTGCCCACACGATTTTGTTCATAAATGTCTCGGCTGTTATAACTGAATCCATTTTGCTGGGTAGCATTTAAGCCAACTGTGCCATACGAAGTAGGTGCATTGCTGATGTATTGCTGTGCTGGATCTTTGTAGTAGTATGAATAATACTGATACCACATTTCACGAATGTTGTCGCCGCCGTCATCATGGAACGTAATATTTACAGGTTCGTAGTTGATTTTGGTTTGCACAAGGCGTTTGCGATTGTATTGATTTAATGTAGCAACGTCAATGTTGTATTTGGGCAAGTCAACAGTTTTTACAGCCAAGCTCAATGTTGAAATTTGTGTTGCGCCAAATACTTTGGAATTTTTCAGTGCTTGAATTTCTTCCACATTCAATGTAAATTGAACATGGAATAAAAATTTAAATCTGGGTTTAAGTTCGTAGGCGTTGGTGCGAAAAGTTTTGCTTGCGTGAGTGTAATCACGCAAGCTGTTTGTCGCAGTAAACCCTTTAAGAAAGTCCTGGCCGAAGCTAGACATTGATTAGACCTTAGGGTGCTGTACCAATACCAGTTACAACATCGTTCACGGTACGACCAATAACAGCACCTACGCCGCCGCCACCTTGGTTGCCTTGGTTGGCGTTGTCATAAGAGATATTCATCGTTATTGACACCGCTTCGTTGGTGCCATAAGCCATTGGGCCGTAGTCAGCACTCACAATATAGCAACCATACAGTTCCCATGACTCAAGCACTACTGGTTCGTTGGCACCGTTGCCACCGTCAAGCATTTCTAACTTGGTCAAGAATTTGTAGTCGATACCAGATGCAGCTGAACTCATTTCCAAGAAGTCCATTTGTTTCTGGATCTGCTCGCCAATCAACTTACTCACATTACCTGATGCATCATCGCGAATTTCAACAGCAACGTCTGCCCAACTGTGACGACCAGCCAACTTCAATGTTGAATTATAAATTGGTAGTGTGATTGCTTCAAACGTCAAATTAGGTCGAGCAAAACTCACTACTTGCTTGGTTAACTCTGTTGTTGGTGTTGAAACTCCCAAATTCTCAAACATCACTCTAAAGCGATATCTAAGTTTTGGCATTAACAGACCTTGGGTGCTTGAGCTTTGATCGCTTGCAAGCGGTACTGTCATTTTGTTTAATGATGAACTTGGCATTGTATATATCTCCTAGTTTTATTTATCTTAGACTTGAGGTCAAAAAATAGGGTCCTTGGACCCTACCTTTACAGGCCTGCTGCTATGTCTCCAGTGTTCTTGATACGCAGAGGAATGTAGATAAACTCCACAGCCTTCACTGGCTCAATTGCAATATCAACCCACAATTCGTTGCGGTCAATACGAGCTGGTGTGTTATTGCTCAAGTCGCAAACAACCAAGTAGTCATAGATAGCACGTTTAGCAATCAAGTCAACCATCAAGCTGTTGCAGGTGTTGGTGATTTCATTACGTGTGATCTGATCGTTAGGTTCAAACAAGTACAACTTACCAATTTCTTCTAGACGTCCACGCAAGAATGCAACTAGTCGTGCAACGTTGATACGATCTAACGCTGTAGTAGTTGTTGTACTTGTCTTGTTACCAAAGTTAGTAATGCCCACACCTGGAATGAATGTAATTGGGTTAACATTCAAACTGTACAGTACATCACGTAGGCCTTGGTTCACACCAAGTGGCACAAACTCACCAGTAGCACCATCAATATAACCAATTTGTGTGGCATTGTCTACCACACCGCGGCGTGTGCCAGCTGGTGCCAGCCATGGATAGCTAACTTCGTCACTGCGAATAATTGTTCTAACCATCATGTGACTTGGTGCTGTTACCACTGTGTTACCACTCAAATCTACAGTTGTACAGCTTGGATAGAATGTAGCGGCATAATTGCTGGTAGCAGATTGTCCATCTCCGGCCACAGTGCCTAGTCCGTTGTTGTTGGTTGCCCATGTTGTGATGTCAGTGCCTGTGCCCGGCAAGCGCATTGGAGTATCGCCAACCACAAACAATGTGTTGTTGCGCTCGTTACTGAGTGCAATCATGTTAGGAATCAACTCTGGATACGCAGGTGTTGCAATCAATGTATATTGGGCAGTGTCTTCTCTAGCACCCAAACTGGTGTCCAATCCAGATCTCATCGCTGCCACAATCATTTGACGTTGGGCCAGACGACCTGCAT